ACATTACGGATTCTCCTTGATCCAAACACATTCACTAATATCTTCAGGCGTGTTGTACATACGTTTACACTGTTCATAAGGATGACTATAACTGCCTAGTACTAGTCCAACTCCTAGTCCAGTTAACACGCCACCAATCCAAAGTATTTTACTCATCCTTGTTGTGCCTTATGCTGTGCTATGCTTGCTGCTTTTGAAAGTTCAGAAAAACGATCTGCTGTTTGACGTATCTCGCTTGAGTCTAAATTAGACGATCCAAACTGTTCTACACTTCGTGCAATGTTATGTAACAATATGACCATATCTTGATCAGTTAGTGCTTTTCTTCCTTCAGGTAGTGGCATTGTTTTCCCTTTCGCATACTCGTTTTCTTAAATCGCTGCTTGAGAAGCGGTGATCTCTTTTGTTGAAATGTAGCTGGATACCCCGCTTCTTGCAAATATCCTTGCCCGTAAAATCCTTTTCACGATACTCTTCACCTAGTATTCTAACATCTATATTGTACATTGTCAAGATATCTTGTAAATCTTGTTCAGTACCATATGGAATAATTTCGTCAACATAAGTTACACCTTTCAGTTGTGTGTAACGTTCTACAATGGTTTGCACCGGTGCATTCTTTTCTGGTCTATCTACACTGGGATCCATCTGCAATCCACAAATAAGATAATCACAGTTATCCTTTGCTTCACGTAACATTTGAATATGTCCTGCGTGTAGCAAATCAAATGTACTACATGTAAATCCTACTTTCATTAATACACTCCATTACTTGTTGCACAGCGTTTTCTAGAGAAATACACATACGATCTGGTATACCCATTTCTTTTGTTTTTTCTGTAGCAACATAACCAAAACTAATATATTTTATATTAACACTTGTATTTAGATTTTGCAACCTTTCATGTAAATCTTTTAGAGCAATTTTATAGTTGTAATAATCTAATATTTCCAGTCTATTTGGTGACATTGAATATTTTGTAACATCACTGCCTATGTTAATAATAAGTTTGTCCGTGTGCATCCATGATTTCCAAACTTCAAAAAGCATATTACACTGTCCGTAATTATCAAATGCATTGTTTACAAATACATCACAGTCTTTTATTTGATTAACAATGTTTGTTCTTTCTATAGGGTTTGTTATATTATATCCAGAAGTCAAACTAAAGCCAATTACATCATCTAGCTTTTCAAATAGTGCTTTACCTATTCCGCTTGTATGACCAGTAATTGCTACTTTCATTAGTCCCACTCAAATAAACTATTAAATGTTGTATTTTGCTTTGTGCTTTCTAAATCATATTTAAGCACGCCAATCAAGTTATCAAGTTTGTTATCAATAATAACTTCTTCCATTGCATCTCCGTCAAATGGAAGTTCTTTGAACCAATCTGGCAGACGTAGTTCGTCAGTAGGATAAGCAACACTGGTATAGCCTAGCGGATTCTGCTTGAGTTTACACACAATAACTTTCATACCATCTACAATCTCTTGCGAGTATTTGTCACCATTCATGCGTTTGAGTGTATTCCAGTTAATACTTGCTCTTACGTGCCCAGGCATGTTTGCTTTGCCTTGCTTTTCTTCAAGACGCTGATAGTGTCCGATCTTGTTTGCACGTTTAGGTGAACCTTTTTCAAATCCTGGACGTTCCTTGAATTCACGCCTAAAATCTGTAATACTATCAAGTATTTCTTTTTCGTCTTTCAACTCTAATACCATATCTAGCAATGTTTTCAAATAGTCCTGCATAAACACTGGCGTATCACTGCGCTTCAAGTCCAAGCCCATTGCTTTAACTTTTCCTAGTTTGCCATCCTTATCTTGTCTATTACCTTCCAAGTCATACACACGTACTGCATAACGTTTCTTTGTAATAAACAATCCTGTGTCTGCAACAACTTCTCTACCTGCTGCGATTACTTCACTACGTGTCTTTGGACAATGGAAAGCTCTAGCCATAAAGTCTGCAAATGTTGTATTTGCTTGTTCACAAATTTGATCATAAAGTGTAATAACATTGTCTTTACCCCAAGGTACAGTACCCGATTTTATTTCGTCTTTTAACACAGGATAAGCACTAAAATACACAGAGTCTGTATCACCGTATATAATAGCCTTGCCTACGTGATCATACTCGCCTGTAATAATTTTGTTTACTTCTGCACTCATATGTTTTGCAATTTGTCTACCAGTTAGTGTAGTCGATTGTCCAATACGTTTATCGAAGAATCTACAACCTGGATTCAAAATAGCACCATACAAACTGTTCAAGTTAATCTTTTTAACAAGTTGCCTTTTGTCCCAAAACGCTATTTCTGTTTCGTTGCCTGCTGCAATTGCTTTGCGCATTTTTGCTTGTAGTTCTTTACGTTCAGCATACCAACGTTTTAGCAAACCAGGAACAACACCTTCTTTTTCATATGTAAAAATAGTGCCATTAGCACTAAGCATCCAAGGTTGATGACTATCAAAAATCAGTTTGTAAATTTCTGCACCACTTAATACATGACTAGTGCCATCTTCTAAATCTAGTGTAAGAGAAACATCTTTACGTTGATCCATAACTGCTTCATATTCTAGTGTTCCAAAGCGTCCTTCCCAAGCCGCAGCAAAACTTTTCTTTTCAAGTGTTTGTGCATTGTGTAGCATTTCATCAGTAAGATCAGGACGTATTTGTCCAACAATAGTTTCTGGAGCCATATTCATAGCTCTAATAACACTTGGATATAGACTGTTCAAGTCCATTGATCCAATCCACTGATGTATACCTTTTTTAGGATATGCAACATAAGCACCTGCTGCTGCTGTGCCACCTTCATGTTCTTTTCTGTTTGGAGCAACCATGCCACGATTGTGTGTTTCGTTGATAATTGCTTGTTCAGTAACAGCAACCGCCCCCATTGTGGTTTGAAGTAGCACAGTATTGTCGTGGGCAATTTCGTTAGCAAGATCAATAAAACGCAGTTTCTTGTCAATTTTGTCAAGTAGTGCAACGTCTTGTCTGTTATACTCGATAAACTTACGGAAGTCATTGTTATAAAGTTGATCAAGTGTGCCTTCATATGGCGTCTTGTTTTCACCGACTTCCATTTCACCAATAGCATCTAGTCGATATGTGTGACGTTCTTCGTATGTATACTTGCGATACAGTTCAAGATAGTCCATATGCACACGACCAATAGTGTCAAAAGTTTCAGCAGTTTTACCAAACTTCTCAAACTCTCTACGTTTAGGCAACTGACTCCACAAACAAAAACGTCTTGTATCGTCTTTGCTTAGTACACGACTTACTCTGTTTACAGTATACGGAATATCATAACCTTCGCTGTTCCAACCTGATAAAATATCTGCATCTTCAATGATATCAAGAAATGCTTGTAGCATATCTCCTTCGTTGGCATACAAATATGTGTTTTCAAATTCTGCACATTCTGCTTGTGCTTGTTCCATAGTAAGTGTTTTTGGAGGAAGTGCAAATGTCACTAGTGCATCAAGCCATTGCAAGTGTACAGTAATAGCAGTAATTGGCATAAATGGATCACTTGGATCCGCAAAACCACGTTCAGGATCAAAGTCAGTCTCAATGTCGAAAAATGCAACGTTTAATTTGGGTGCATCTTGATTAAGATAGTGTTCACTCAAACATTGGAATATTGGATTAACATCACTTTCAAACATCTTCTTGCCTTTGTTAATAGCAAGTTCCTTGCGAAAGTCTTTTGTATTTTTACAAACAACTTTTATAAGAGGATCGTCATAAATGCTTTTGTATTTGCCTTTAGGATCCTCATAGTAAAATGTATATTTTGCTTGATATTCCTGATAATGGCGTTTGCCATCACGACGCTCTACAGCACGTATAATATCTGCATCTCTATCAAAAAAAGCGTCAACGTATGGCATTAAGCATCCTTATCATAACCGAGTGTAGCAACTAATGTTTCAAGATCTTCATGTGCATCTGCAACATTGTGCCAATCTCTATTTTTTGCAATCCTAATTGCTTTATTAATTAGCGATGATTTAACATTTAGTTCTTCCGATACGGCTTTGATAGTTTCTTTTAATCCACCTTGTAAATCTTCAATTTCCTGTAATACAGTAACGCCTTCTTTCACTAGACGTTCTAGTTTGGCCTTTTCTTCTTGGCCATACACACGATCGCTCATACAATACTCCTTGGTTATTTGTTTAATATACTATAAATCTGACTCTTCGTCAAGTGTTTTATACTGCCATTCATCAGTATGTCCTACACTCCATTTTGGTTCTGTTTCTACAGCATAATTTTGTGTACATACTTTGAAATCTGGTGTTAGTAATTTTTCAGGTGTTAGACTACTGTCCCGCCAAATTACTCTGTTGTTTGGTTGTGCTGCAAACTGTCCATTGTCTAGTCTAATCACATTAAAACTTTTATGTTCAGGATCATGTTCTGAAAAATTTGTGTCAATATAACTATGATCACGATGTGCATTGTCAATGGTAAACTCATATTCACCTGGATGCATACGTCTATCTTTTCCAAAGAATTCGCATCTAGAAAGCAATGGTTTTTGAATCACTGTAATGTCATAATCAAAACAATTCCATAATTGTAGTAGATCCAATGGTAATAGTTCACCATGATCGGTTTTCCATAAAAAAGCACTTATAGGAAGTTTATCAAATAATGCCCCATAATCTGTTAACAGTGTTTCAAAATAAAGAGCTTTGTACTTACAGCTTTTAACACTAATCCATACGCCAGGTGTTAATTCACCGTGTCCTTTTTCCAAATCGTAAAGATATTCTTTACGCACGTAAACACTAACTGGCGGTAATGGGTGAACTAAAAAAGCCAGTGCTCTTCTCCTTTTTTGCTGTTGAGTCTAATCTATTTTTTGTTTTTAATACATTATTACACAATCCGCATTGCGGAATCATATATCTTAAATTTTCAATATCTTGTTCTATGTTATCAGTAATAGTTATCGGTTTGTATTCTAAAATTGCATCTTTATGATCCTGCCTTACAGGATATTTTTTTACAAACTCTTGTGCGCCAACTATGGTGCCACACTTCCATAATCCACCGCGGAAAAAATAATGGCAATTACTCCATTGACACAGGTTATGTGTGTGTTTAGGATTTGTTTCAAACAGTTCGTATTCACCGTGTTCGTTACGTCCTTTTGTTCCCCATGTTAGGAAACTTTTGTCCATGCTTTGATAGCATACAGGTTTATCATTGTATGTTCCTATCCAATCATAATCTATGCCTTTGCGCCATTGTATATCCTTTGCAAATGCACGATTAAGAAATTTCCATGTGTCTGACAAATGACTTTTGTCTTTTGTGTGTATTTCTAATATTACACCCATTTCTGTCCATTTGGCAATATAATCAACCCAACGATCTAACTGCATACCATTTGTGCAAATTTTGAAATTTTCTGTTGAAAAATATTTGTGTAAACCTTCTACCCACAAGTGCAAATCAGGATTGCCAAGTGGCTCTCCACCTATTATACTAAAGTCCTCTACAGTTACAAGTTCTCCCCAACGTGCCACATCGTCAGCATTATCTGCCCAACGCTCGTGGCCACTTATGTTGAAGTTGTTATAACTCAAACAGTTTTTGCAGGATAGATTGCATGTATGGCTAATATACCATTGTGCAACAGG